CCCTTCGAACTTGACATTTACTTCATCTTGAATTATTAGTTTGGTTGTTGCCATTACATGCTCGCATCATCTAATCCTGCCACACGCAATTTAATGATGTGTCCAGTCATGAAATTCTTCGCTTCAAATCCTTTGCTTATTCCTAGAAATTTATTTCGTAATAATGCAACTTCATTAACCAGCAAAGTAGTATCAACAATACTTTGCACACCATCGACATATTTTTCTGCATCTCTAGAACTCAACGTCTTAGCATATGCTTCTAGAAATCTTTTAAATTCAGCAGATCTTTCCTGCTTCAATTTAATATTCAGGTATTCAAGGACTGCTTCTATTTCCTGTAGCTGAGCAAATCGTTGTTCAACCAGACCGGGCAATTCTGCGGCATGTCGTTCCAAAGATTTACCCTTTAGAGATAACTCTAATCTAGCCTGTTCTAATTCCTTTTCATAATAATCTATGAACGCAGGTACATTAGACAGATCAAAAGTAACTTTGTAATACCAACTCGACATTATTCATTCGCAATTCGTGACAGAATATCACCATGACATGCCAATGGCGCACAAAAACAAACTAGATCCTTACCACGTAATTCTAATTTTGCTGCCTCTAATAATTCGGGGTTGGCATGCAAATACTTTTCGAATTTACGAACCACATCCTCGCGTGTACCATCGGGTCCGATTACAAACGGGTTTCCCCACTTGCTAGGACGTCCGATATACACACCCTTCGAAGATTTTCTTTTATTTAGGACTGTCAAATTTATGCACTCTTTTTATAGCTATCTCCATCGCCTGAGTCAATAATACTGCCTTTTGAGTTCTGGACATCAATATTCTCTTAATCAACATAGCACGCGGAGGGACATCTAGGTCTTCTGCCAGAGCCTTATGTACCCTGGTCAAATTGACTGGTTCTGAAATCCAAGCAACGTAGTCGGCACCCACAGTCGTATCTTTCATGTTTTCTCTAAACTGCTGGACTTGCGTAATAGATTTAAGAACATCCTTGCTCTTGATTGTTTCGAGTAATGACTCGCCGAACTCAGAAGCCGAAACCATCGTCGCTCTCCTCATCTAGTTCTTCTGACTCAGCCAGATGACTCCGTGCTGCGGCACGCATCTCTTTATCGAGATCTTCGTCGAGCAAATTGTCATCTACAAGATTAAATTCATCAAATACAACTACAAGGATATCTGCTACTTCTAGCCGTTCCTTTGGTGCAATATGAGACTTAATCCTGGCCCATAATTCTAATAACAGTTCATGATTTTCATTAATCATATTAGTCCTCTTCTTTTACCAATGTGACTCGTTCATCAGGACTATCAGGTATTACTACATTTAAATCATCCTGTGTGAATTCGTCCATAATTACCTTCATACTTTCTTCATCTGTATTCCAGGCTTTCTTAAATTGTTTAATCTGTTGTCCAGTCTTCTTGGAAGTAAACACATAACTGTTTCCTTCCTTAACCAAAGCACCAGACTTCAAAAATAAATCAAACAATCCCGAAAGTGGATTCATACCCGATTCCCAAGGAATGTCAATCTTAATAGATTCAAAAGGCTTAGAGTATCTAGTCTTAACGACCTTACAGGTTGCACGAATACCCCTGACTTCAGTTACCTTATTACCTTCATCATCTTCCTTGAGCTTCCATTTCTTCATAGCAACAATGATGCTTGAAGCGAACATGAATCCTGAACCACCGGAAATCTTATCATCGGGATCAAACATATCCTGGCTTGCATATGTGTGATTTGTTACAACCATACCAATGTTTAAATCACCAAACATGTTTACACAATTAGAAACAAATGCTTTCAATTGCTTTGCCTTGCGACCCATATCGCCCTTCATATCACCTGCCTGAAATTGATTTACTTCGGTGGGTGTTAATAACATACCTAATGAATCAATAACAAACAAGATCTTAGGACGTTGTTCTCTTGGAAGATCTAGATAATTGGTCTTGTATTCGGTTACAAAATCGTGAACAATCTTTGCAACTTCATCGATCATTGATGCACTGATACGGAGCATCTTTTCTTCGCTTGTGTCTACATCAAGTGCCATCAGCCACTTTTCATCAAGTGCATTTTCAGTATCAATCATGACAACAAAAATACCTTGTTCTTGCGCGGCTTTTGTAATATTACCGGAAACAATAAATGATTTGCCTGAGCCGGATTCTCCTGCAAATACTGTTACCTTACCCATCGGGACTCCACGATAAAAGTCTCCGCTAATAAGGAAGTTAAGTCCATAGGAACCTGTACTGATCCATGTGTCTGGATCATTAAAGCCTGTAGAAATACCTGTAATGTTTTTAGTTAAGTTCTTACGGAACTTAGAAATGTCAAATGGCTTTGCCATAGGTTCTCCTTAGAAGTTAGTAGGGGTGGTATTTAGCCACCCCTCATCAACAATTACTTGTTTCTGTTACGAAGCATAGCAAGGATTTCTTGTGGAGACTTTCCGGCAGTTGCGCCGTTAGCTGTCACTTCTTCCTTTACTACTGTCTTAACTTCTGTCTTAGGAGGATCTGCATCAAAAGGTGGAGTATCATCTTCCGCATCAGCTTCTGGCAATACAATCTTAGGTTGTGTTGTCGGAACTTGAACACGGCTTGTCTGTGCTGCACGAGCTGCTGCTCTCTTGCCTTCGCCACCATCAGCATCATCATTGGATGAATCGAAGCCAAATGGCTTGTAATGTTGGCTATACTTAGCCGGATCATACAATTCACCATCTAGGGAATCTTGGAACATTTCAAAGATGAGTGCCAGTTGTTCTGGTGTTGGACGCTTTGGCAGATATGTTGCTAGATCAACCAAACCATATTGGTCAATAGCTGCTAACATTTCTTCAGTAAGACTAGATTCTTTTCTAGCCCACTTTGATGTACCATAATCTGAATAGCCACCCTTGCTTGTCTTTGCAACAATAAAGTCTGTACCGTTGACATAATCAACTGGGCTATTTTCCATATCGGGATCCATCAATGCAGCCTTAATAATTGCAAAGATTTGTGGACCGATAATGTGCTTACGGATTGGATTTGCTGGTGCATCGCTTTCGTTTAACGGATCTTGCTTAACGAAGCCTTGCATGTAGAAGGTACGCTTGACCCAATACTTACGAGCTGTTTCCTTTAGCGAGTCATCCTTCCACCATGGACGAACTTCATTCAAGATTGGGCAAGTATTCTTGCCATCCCACATTTCGATACAAGGAACTTGTACGACAACTGGCTTGTTTTCGTCTTGGCCTTTGATACCTGTGAATGGAAGCTTGATGAGTTGACGTTCTGCCCAGAAGAATGTGTTATCTGGATTTGCGTCTGGTAGGAAGCGGTGAATTGAAGATGTACCTTCGGGGATGTTCCAGTGTGCGTATGTAGTCTTATCGCCGGAACCTTGGCCTGCTGGGCCTCTGCGTGTATCTAGTGCTTGTAATTTCTTACGGATTTCTTCGAGAGTTTTTGACATGATTTTGTTTTCCTATGCTTTAGTTTAAAATCGAACGTTGTTAATTGAGTTGCTGGCTTACTTGGGTCACGTTATGCCCTTTCACGCCTCACCTACCTGGCTAACGTACAGCAACTAGTGTACGAAAACCTTCTGTGTTTGTCAAGGACTTCTTAGTAGAAGTTCTAGTTTATTTATCTCCGGATCTTCTCTTACCCGTATGCGATTGAGATAATTTTTCTCTGTGTTCTAGACTAAACTTTTTACCTAGTTTAGCTTCTCGCATCTTCTGTTTTGTCTCTTCCGAAACAATTTTACCAGTATGTAATTTACTAATTTTATTTCTTGTTTCTTTCGAAACTAATCTTCCGGTTTCGCCTTCGCCACCGTCTGTAAGATTATACAAAGAACCCGTTCCGAGATCTTTTCTTCCGAATTTTGATATAAGTTCTTTCTCTAACAAAAAAGAAAACTCTTCATCTAAACCCGAATAAAGACCGATAACCGGTTCTATATTATTCTTTTTCAAAATCTTTATCCTATAACGGAGCCTTCTATTCATGCTCTCCCTAAATAGGTGTTCCCACGCTCTATTATTTGTTCCCTTGCCAACATACATAGGTATGTTGTTTCTTAAAGGATCATAATAGATATATGTATAAAACTCATCCATTAATAAAAATTTTGTGTATACTTATCAAAATAAGCCGATAGATCATCCGACTCTTTGATATTTTTCTTTGCTACGGTCTTTTCTTCAACTTTAGCATTTTCCAAAACTTGTGTTAAAACTGCACGTTCAAAATCATTGACAATGCCTTCCTTACACAACTTTGTTCCAACCTTATTAACAAATCCTGCAAGCTCATCGTTTTCCATGATGCGTAATGCGAATTCATTAAGTTTGAATCCTAAGCGAGCATTTTCACTCGCGAACTCGAACATTGGAGTAGTATTTATTGACTCACGACGTAATAAAACCACATTTCCGGCAGCTTCTTCAATGCGCTTGTGGAATGTATCCTTCTCTTGTACAAGTTGTTTAATAATAGGAAGTACACCTTCAAACTTTTCATCGAAGCGACGAATAGTAAAAAGTTCCTTTAATGTGCTTGTATCATCCTCAGAAAGGGGTTCACGTTCAAATGTTTCAAGACGTGCCTTAACTGTTTCATAAGTCTTGCTACCAGTCAACTTTCTTAACTCAGTGCGCAGAGTTTCGATATTTTCCTTTACGGTTTCAACGATACCCGAGCTATCTTCATTAATAAGTTTATTGGTTGTAACATAACGGTTGAATGATTGAAGCTTCAATAAATTATCTGTACTTTCGGAAATATACGAACCTACTTTATCCGTCATTACTCCACCATGTGCCATATGCTGAGCCATTGCTCGTGCGCCTGGCAGATAGTTCTGCGGAAAACGGAATCTTTCGCCATTACATTCAAGGAAAATGGCACTAATATGACGTGTGCGCGATCCGCGAACGTTCTCGTCCACTGGTGTCTTGTGGCGAACTAGAATTCTTACATTTTCAAGAGTTTGCTGTGATGTTTTCATTGAACCAAACATCTTACTAAAACTCTCCATTACCGCTTCTTCTACAGCCTTTGAATAGACAGGATGTCCGTGTTTATCTTGTTCCACTTTTAATTTTCCTTCCTTGACAAGTCTATTT